TACTGGTTGCTGAGCAACCAGATATCAATATTGAAGTAAATATAAGAGAGATAACTAAATATCTTTTATTTTTGTTCATAAGTAATGATTCCTTTTGTAGTGTTATATAAATTATTTACATGCATTATAGCATAAAAGAAACTAAAATACAATGGGATATTAAAATTTAATTTTTTTTTAAAATTCATATTGAAAAATTTATAATGCTATAAACTTTTTTTACTAAAAACGTTTATAGCATATAATGCTATGGTATTATTTAATTGTAGGTTAATAATTTTTTTGGAGGGCTATATTCTCTTACTAATTAATTCGAAAAAATATATAATCTATTCTTATAAGTAACAATAAAATATTTAGAAAAAAAGGAGAAAATAAAGATGGAAAACTTTAAAAAGTATGATGAATTAACAGAAGAAGAAATGAGAAATTTACAAGGTACAGAAGATGTTCAAGCAGAAACAACTCCTGTTTGTGCTTTTACTGCTGCCAGCTCAATTGCATGTGCTGATGTTATAACAGTTACAATTTCTTTTGCAACTTGTAGATAACAGATAGATAAAATTATGAGAATATAGCTTACTAATATTAAAAGGAAGAAAATATGGATTATAATAAAATAACATCATTTAGTGAAAAATTATCAAATTTAGCTAAGTTAGAAATACAAGCTAAAGATTTAAAATATTATGAAGATTGGATAAATAGAAATACTTTATTAACTAATGAAAATTTTAAAAGTATTTCAAAATTAATGTATGGAAGTATAGATGCTTATAGACATATATTAAGTTCAAATTTTTTAGAAAAAGAAAAAACTGAAAATTATTATGAAGAAATTTTTAGTGTAATTATGGAATTTTATATTAATAGTAAGAAACAATATAATAGTACGTTTTATCCTATGAGAGGTTTTGTAGAGTATGTAGAGACTAAAATGGAGATTAGTGTTAGAAATTTAAAAATAGAATCTATTATCAAAAGTAGGGTATTATCTTCTTATATAAATATGATTGATTCTATTTTTATAAATAGTATAGTTGATGATATAAGATGGTATAAAGAAAATAAAAAATTGAATGGGAAAAGCAAAGAAACTAAGTATTCTAATTATGTATTTGATAGATTTTCAAATAATAGTATAGAATGTTTTTTTTATAAGTATCAATATTTATTTAAAATATTAGTCGATAGGACTGCATATTTTATTGAAAATATAAATACACTTTTTTATAGATTAGATAAAGATTTTCATGATTTACAGAGTAATTTTAGTATAGAAAGTGATATTCTAACTAATATAGATTTTAATGCGGGTGATACTCATAATAAAGGTAAATCAGTAATTATATTAAGTTTTAATGATAAGAAGATAGTATATAAACCTAAAAAATATGATACAACAACTGTTATTAATAGTATATATGCATATTGTAATAGTAATTATAATACAAATTTTAAATTAATTAATATATTATCAAGAAAAAATTATAGTTATGAAAATTTTATATCAAGTAAAGAGGTTAGTACTATGTCTGATATAAAGAAATTTTATAGAAACTATGGGGAATTATTAGGACTAGCATACATATTGAAAGCAACAGATTTACATTTTGAAAATATAATAGCACATGGTGAGTATCCAGTAGTAATTGATACTGAAACTTTTTTCCAGCAGAATATTCCTTTAAAATTTATAGATCATGCAAATATAAATATAAAATATGATTACATGAACTCTGTAATAACAACAGGTTTAATTCCGTTTAAAATTCTAACAGAAAGGAGTAAAGATAAAAGAGAGGGTATTGATATAAGTGGTTTAAGTGTAGGTGGTACCAAAATACCTTTTAAAACATTGTCTATAGTAAATAGAGGATCTGAGGATATAAAATATGAATATGTAACTAAAAATATTCATAAATCTAATAATGTACCTATTTTCAAAGGAGAAATATATTCTTATATTAATTATAAAGAGGATATTAAAGAAGGTTTCTATGATTTTTTAAAAAAAATAGAAAATAATAAAGAAGAATTTAAAAAATCTTTAAAAGAATTGGCTAATGATTTAGTAGTAAGAAATGTATTAAGAGGTACTCAACGATATTGTGATTTATTGATGTATTCATATCATCCAGAATGTTTAAAAGATATAAGAGAAAGAGAAAAGACATTAGAAAATTTGTTCAGTTATAATTTTAATAATAAGGAAATATGTGTAAGTGAGTATTATCAATTATTGTTAGGCGATGTTCCTATATTTTATAATAAAATAAATAGTAAAGATTTATTTTCTGAAGATAAATATATAAATAATGTATATTCTAGTCCAATTATAGATTTAGTTATTGAAAATATAGATAAATTAGAAGAAAAAAATATAAAGAAACAATTGTTATATATTGATTTTTCTTTTAATACGTATAAAAAATATGAAATAAAAGATAATGTAGTAAGAGAAAATTCAGATATAAGTTATGATTTTTTAGACTCTTTATTAATTAATACATATAATGAATTAGAAGAAAGTATGTATATGTGTGAAAAATCTAAAACAGTTAATTGGCTTGATATTACTACGAGAGACTTTGGTGATAATATTACTGGGTTAGAAGACAATATGTACGATGGATTATCTTCAGTATATATATTTTACGTTATATATGAATATAGATTTAAAATTAATTGTAGTAAAATAAAAAATTATATAAAAAATACGATAAAATCATTGAGTGAAAATTCCAATAAAGGATATAGTGTGTTTTATGGGAATTATAGTTTAATATACCCTTTATTGCTTGATTATAAATTAAATAAAAACAAAGGTTCTTTAAAGTATGCTGAAAAACTAATATTAGATTTCTATGAAAATTTATCTGAAAATCATGATTATGATTGGATTAGAGGAATTAGTAGCTATATTAAATTATGCTATGTAGTGTATGATATAACTAAAAAAGATAAATATTATACAATATATAGTAATTTATTAAAAGGGGCAATTATTAAAAATGTTAATCCAGATAATAGTTTTGCTCATGGAATAGGTAGTTTATATCATGTATATTCTTTAGATAGTAAGTATAATATATATTCTAGTCAAATCAATATGAAATTAGTAAATAATAATAGTTGGTGTAAGGGAAATATAGGAATAGTATTATCATGTATATCATCTAATAAATCTAAGAATGATATTTTAGGTTTATTATCAACATTTATGCCAGAAGAGTTTGAAAATGATAGTTTATGTCATGGTAATGCAGGATTATTAGAGTTAATTATAACTTTGGAAACTAGTTATGGAATCTTTACATATTCAGACTTAAAAAAAGCTATAATATCAAGAATGGTGAATGAATATAAAGAAAATTTATATTTTAGATTACAGGGGCGAGTATATATGAAATCTAAAAGTATATTTGTAGGATATCTAGGTGTTGTGTATCAACTATTTAGAATTTTAGACAGAAATATTCCAAATATACTACTGTTAAATTATAATTAGGAATAAATATATATGAATAAAATTTATAGTAATAGTTTTATGTGGGCGTATAAAAGGGTTATGCCTAAAAGAATTACAACTAGCAAAGAAATAAAAATAGCAGTAATAGATAGTGGAGTAGATAATGAACATCCAGAGATAAAAAATAATGTATTACAAGGTAGGGATTATTTAGGGGATAATACACATGGATTAATAGATACTTTTGGACATGGAACACAAGTTTCGGGAGTGATACTGATTTTAAACAGAAATGTGAAGATAATTCCTTATAAAGTTATGAAAGAATTTAATGATGGTATATCATTGAATATAATCAAAGCAATTTATGATGCTATTGAAGATGGTGCTAAAATTATAAATATAAGTTTAGGAAGTTATAAAAATCCTAATATAAAAGAAGAAAAATATATTATAGATATGTATATTAAAGCAATCCAGTATGCTAAAGAAAATAATGTGATAATAGTTGCTTCTGCTGGTAACGAGGGAAATGATTTGAGTAAGTTTGATAAGATACATGTACCTGGAGGATTGGAAGGTGTTGTGTCAGTAGGAGCTAGTACCAGAAATGGAAATTTGGCAAATTATTCAAATTATGGATTAATTAATATAGTAGCCCCAGCAGGGAATTATGAATATGATAACAATAGGAAAATTATAAATGTTGAGGAAATGGTATTTACATATACTTCAAATACATCTCCATTTAATGTTATAGGATATATGGGGGGATTGACAAGAGGATATACGTTTAGTTTTGGAACAAGTATTGCTACTCCATTCGTAACTGCAGCTTTATCTGTTATTATAGGAAATAATTATAATATAACAACTGGTGAGGCATTAAGAGTTCTTTATAATAATGCAGAAAGCACATGTAGTGATGAGAGATTAAATGAGTATAAGGAAGTAAGAATAAGATAATATATTAAATAATAAAATACTATTTCTGAATGGTTTTTATGTACGAAGTAAGTTTTTTGGAATCTATATAAAACAAATCACATTTCTGATACTGTTTTAGAGTTATCAGATAATTTAATACCAGCAGAAAGTAAAGTTTATCCTTTTATTAAAAAATATTCACAAAATCACACGAGTATTACTGTTACTCTGTTGAAGGAAGTCATCCTCAACAGTTAGAAAATATTTAGCAAAATTTGTATCATTAGGATTAATTGAAACATAAGGAAACAAAAAATAGAACCTATATGTCAGTAGAATAATATTTATAGTAGTAGGTAATATAAATATTTTGTACGTTTGTCAATGATGTGAGACAAAAAATAATAAAAATAAAAGAAAGATATGATATAATTTTTTTGAAAAAATTATAAATAACTTACTAGAATTAGGAGGCTTATTCGCTAGAGATAAAACAGCTTTTTAATTTAATGTAGTCAAGGGGTTTCGAAACAAACTAGCGAAGCCCTTGAATATATTAAGAAAAAAGCTAAAATACAAAAGCGAATAAGTCTTTAAGTTATATTTAACAACTGTTTTCTCTTTTCAACATACTCAAAATTCAAGGGTTGTTTAAATTTGATTTTTGTATTAGAAACTTTCAACTAATAGATTAAATTTATAAGTAGTTTTTTTCATAATTTCTCTCTTATTTCTATTAAAATTTAAAATTTTCAGAAAAATAAAACTAATATATTGACAATTATACGAAAAAGTTGTAAAATAATAGCAAATGATATGAAAATATTATTTGCCATTATAAAAAGAAAGGAGAAGAATTATGAAAAATAATAAAGTTAAGAGCAATGAGAAAAAACAGCTAATTATAAAAAAAATAGCTGTGAAGAAACCAGTTGCCTCTCAATCAAAATGTAGATATTCTGGAGTTAGATATTAATAATTTTTCCAGTAATATTTAGAAATTTGTAGAAAGAAAGATTTTTCTTTCTTTCTACAAATTTATTATTTTTCAAAAGGATTATGAAGAATTTTTTATTTATATATAAAACGAAAAAAAATTATATAGGATATAATTTGAAAGATATGTCGTATTATTATTTAGAAAATATATATTTAGAGAAATCTGAAAATAAAATATGTAGACTTACTATAAAAAATGAAAATTATATTTATATAGAATTTAAAAATTTTAATAAATACCAAAAAGAAGTGGAAGCGCATAAGGGAATTATTTTCATAGAATTTTATGATAGTATATACTTATGTGAATCAAGAGATGTAAAGAATATTTTTCAAAGAAAAAAAGAAAGTATAGACTACTTTATTCTAGAAGATATAGTAGATTTTAAATTTTACTATGATAGTTATATTTCTAAAAGTAATATAACTGAAGATATAGTCAAGATGTTAGAGGATTTTAATAAAACAAGAGAAATTATTAAATTTGATAAAATATCTGGTAAAATTTATAGGGTATATTTGGAGAAATACCCTATAAAAAAAGAGAATTTCTCAAATATAAAAATAGAAAAAGAGAAATATATTTTAGATGGAACACGGATTAGACCTTTAGGAGACAAAATAGATCTTTCTAAATATGTTGGAGATCTTAAACCTGTTTACTTTACGGAATCGTTATTTTCATATTCAAACCCATATAGTGTATATAAGTCTTATTCTTGTAGAAGTAAAATAGAGAATGAATATTCTATCCATGGTGGAAAAGGAAATACAGATTTTCAAGCTTATTCAAGTTCTATAGGTGAGGCTTATGAACGATATTCTGCAAGATTTTTTGAGTATGATATTGAACATATTATATATGACTCATTCAATAATCTTAAATATAGTTCTAGTTGTGATGTTTTAAATCCTGAATTATTGTGTCTAGATAAAAATTATATAAACAAGTACGATGGAGATAAAAAATATGAGTGGATAAAAATAAAGAATTTGACAAATAACAAGGATACTATTGTTCCAGCAAATTCTGTTTTTTTTCCATATAATAGAGAAGATAATTTTATGCTTCATTCACAGTCGACAACAGGAATAGCATCAGAACAAAATATAAGTTTTGCTGTACTACAAGGAATCTTAGAAGTACTCGAGAGAGATGCTTATTCAATATCTCATAAGGCAAATATTCCGGGGGAAAATTTAAAAATAAGTTCTATAAATGATAAAAAAGTAATTGCTTTAGTAAATAAATTGAAGGAAAAAGGTGTTAAATTACATGTAAAAGTATTGAATAGTTTCAGTTTTTATTATGTTGTACATGTTGTAGCTGAAAGTAAAGATTATCCCAAGTATACTCATGGTTCTTCTGCAGGGTTAGATATATTAACTGCTATTACTCGTGCTATATACGAAGCCATACAAATGAGAGTATCTCAATTAGAGTTGAAAAATTATTTTTTAGAATTTGAAGATTTAGAAAATCCCATGTATGAATGGGGAGTAGGTAATAAGTTATATGTCAAAAATTTTCTAACTGAATCTAGTGAAATTATGGTGGATATAAAAAATTATCCTAGTTTATCATCGGGATGTGTAAAAAAAGATATAGATAATATTATTTTTAATCTAAAAAAAGAGGGTTATTCTGTATATTGTGCTAATTTATCTCGAGAAGATTCTCCGTTGAAAACTATCAGAATTATAATACCAGGGCTACAGGACATAGATAATTATAATTCTAGAATTACTATGAGATTAAAAAGAAAATTGAAAGGAAAAAAACTAAATAAATTAAAAATGTTTAGTTAATGAATTATGTATTATTATATTAATAGATATTTGACATTAGAAGAAAATACTATAAAATTATCAGAAATAGAAATGGATTTAGGAGAATACAATAAATATTTTTATGAGCAAAGAGGTAATAAAGTATTATTGGATTTCATAGATGCAAGAACTTTACAAGTGTTAGAAAATTTCGCAATAATAAGTAAATATGAAAATTTTTATAATTTAATACCAAATTTAAGCTATAGTTTTTTTAATATAGAATCAAGATGTTTATTAGAGGATATAAATTATATTGAAGCTGATTCTATAGGAATAATAGAAATTCCTTTTTTTCAAGGAACTTTAAAACAAACGTATTCTATAGAATCTATAGATAAATTAAAATTTTTATCTGAGACTATTCCTAATCCTAATGAAAGTGATTATAGGTTTAACAGTAGTGATAATTTAAAAATTTATGATTATGGTTTTTTTAAAATAACTAACGCTGAAATAATGTTAAAAGAAATAAAATCAGTAGTGAGGAAAATATACTCTACTAATAAAATTTTACCAATTTTTATTGGTGGTGATCATACAATAACTTATCCTATACTCAGTGCTATTTCGGATATAAAAAAAGATAAGGTTAGATTAATTTATTTAGATGCTCATTTGGATATTTCAAAGACTGAGTTATTGTATAATGGTTCAGTAATTCAAAAAATTAAAGAACATAATAAAAAAATAGAAATAATAAACTTTGGACAGAAAGGACCAATATTTCATGAGGAAGATAATAAGGGAATAAAAATAATCAATAAGATAGATGAATTAATTGAATATATAAAGAGTGAGCCGCAAACCCCTACGTATTTATCAATAGATCTTGACGTATTTGATAATACATTTATCCCATCAGTAACATATTCAGTACCTGGAGGGCTTACTTATAGTGATTTTAAAAAAATATTAAATGAATTAAATCAAATTCATTTAAATATAATAGGGGTAGATATTGTAGAATATAATAAAGATAAAGATGTAGGAGATTTAGGTGCTGTAAATACATTATATATTATATATGATATTTTGAAATTCTTGTCGAGAAAAAGAGGATATAATGATTAAATATAAAATAGATATGACGTTAAGAATACCTATACTTCCTTTGAAATATACTCAAGAGTATATTTATAAAGAAAAGAGGCTAAAAGAAGATATAGATATAATTTTTGATTACTTAGGTGTGAAAAATATATATTCCAGAGAAAAATATTTAAAAAGAATGAGTTTTAGAACTATTCCATTATTAGGCATGGTTTCTGAAAATAACGTTTCAATTGGGAACGTTCAAAAAATCAGTATTAACAAAATGAGTGTATATAGTTTTAAAAAATTTACTCAAGAAGATAATATTATATTGAATAGTAGAATACAAAAAAAAGAGAATTCATTTACTGTAAATAATAATGGAATAATAACTAAATTAGAATATTCAGGAGTTTGGGAAGATTTTTTTTCAGGGATTGAATATGGAAAAGTATATACTAAGGAAAAATTAAGAAAGCTTTATTCTAGTATTATAAAGGAAAATAATTTTGAAAAAAGTTTTAACTATTTGTATTCTGAAAATATATTAATGGATAATAAAAGTTTAAACAAGATAGTTGAACTTCCCTCTGAGAATAGAAAAGGATATTTGAATCGTGAAAATTATAACAATAAGGGATATATAAAAATACCTAAGCGCTCTATAGAAACATTATCTAAGTATTTAGAGATTTTTTTATCGAATATTTATAATGAAACGTATACTGATTTAATTGAATATTTTATTGATAAATATGGTGTTAATACACATGTATCAGTAATGGAATTATATAAAGATAGAAATATAATGACGTATATAAAGAAAAAACAATCAATAAAATATTCAGAAGAATTAATTAAATTAATGGAATCAAAATTAGATAAACATAATCAGAATGAAGAAAGTTTTGAAAAAAGTATTAGTAATCTAAAAACAGAATCTCGAGAATATAATTTTGATATACATACGAATATTCTTGAAATTAATGATAAAATATATATTAATTTAGATAACCAAAAGAGTATAAGCAATTTAGGAAGTACAAATTTGTATGTATCTGGAAAAAATGAAAGCATAAATTATATTGAGGATGAAGAAGAATTAAATGTCCTTTTAAATAAAAATAGAATTATGAAAAAAAATATAGATACATATAATTATGATTACATAGATATAGGAAATAAAGATTTTTCTAACATAGAAGTAGGATATGATAAATATTCAAAAAAATTTTATACCTATGATAGTAAATCAAAAAAAATAGTGAAGTTTAACTTATATTCTAATGTTAATCATGAGTATTTAGATGATTTTATAAGGCTAATACTTTATTTATCAGATTATAATAATATAAAATTTGAACTACTACCAAAACTTGAGGAATATACATATATCCCCCGAGTAATGATAAGTAATATAATATTATACAGAGAACGATATATAATTAGATATAATGAAAATTCTTATAAAAATGTTACTGAATTTGGACTGTATGTTAAAAAAATAGTGAAGAATAGGTTTTTAGAGTATGTTATAGTTATAGAGGACTATGAAATACAAATCGACTTTGAACATTATGAAGACATAGATTATTTATACAAAATATTAAAAAGAAATAAGGAAATAATAATAAAAGAAAATATTCAAAAATATAGTTTTTTAAAAATAAATGAACAAAGATATTCTAATGAATTAATAATTACATTTTATTCAAAGAATAACAATAAAATAAATGTATCAAATAAAAATAAAGTTATGGAACTTAAAGAGGATATTCTTGATGAGTGGGTATATTTTAAAGTATTTATAGACACAATTGTGGATATAAACTTTTTTAAAGATTTAAAAAAGTTAGCAGGAAAAGATCTATTTTTCTATATTTATTATATAGAAAATCAACAATGTGAGTTAAGAATTCGCTTGAAAAATGTCGATAAGATATTAAAGTTATCTCAAATTTTAAAAAAAAATAAGTTAATAAATTTTGTAATAACTATATACGAGAAAGAAACAGGAAGGTACGCTAAATCGGGGATAGAAAATTTTGAGTATTTTTCTTTCTTGGATTCAAAAAGAGTTATTGATTATTTAGTAAAAGAAGATAATGATTATATTTCAGAAACAAGGAAAATATATTTAACTACATTAAATACACTGTATTTTATAAAATTGTTTAAATTAAAAGATGAAGAAATAGTAGATATATTAGATAGCTATAATTTTGGAAAAGAAGATAGAAAAAAATATAAATACTATAAGGATATTATAGAAGATATACTGGGAACAAAAGAATATATAAAATTTAACAAAATAAATAAAGATATAGTTAAAAAAATTGATTATGATAATTATTTAGATTTGATTCACTTAAGTAATATACGTCTATTACCTAATGAAATAATAATAGAAAGAGAGGTTTATAAATATATATCAATATATTTTAAAAAGAAATTATGGAAATCAAAGAAAAATATTTTAAAGAAAACAAACTTATAACTGTGCCGAAAAAAGAAAAAAATAAAATTGAAATGTTGAAAATTATATTAGAAATTATATCGAAAAAAAGAATAAAGTTTACTGAAAAGGAACTTAATGAAGAAATAAAGGAAATTTATTCAGATTATGCATTGATTAGAAGATATTTGATAGATTATAAAATGATTTCGAGAGATAGTTATGGAAAAGAGTATGTATTAAATGGAGAGATATCAAATGAGTAATGTAAAGTTTTTTTATACGGCAAACATACTTTTTACAATAATTATATCATTTTTCAATCCAATATTATACATTTATTTACTATCAAAACAGTTTTCATTTACTGAAGTAGGTCTTTATTTAACTTTTTTCTGGATAGTTTCATTTTTGACAGAAATACCTTGTGGGGCTATAACTGATAATATAGGAGGGAAAAATAGTTTAATATTAAGTTTAGTATTAAAAATAGTAGGATTAGCTATGATTTTTAGTGGAAAGCTATATATTATTTATATTTCTGCTATTTTATCAGCAATTTCAGAATCTTTTCAATCTGGAACTTTATCAAGTTGGATTGTCAATGTTGGCAAGAAATATGATATGAATATAAATATAGACAAAGTTTTTTCGAGAAGTTCTTTATACTCGTTATTTTTCTCATTAGTAATAGGTTTTATTAGTGCAAAATATTTATATGAATTTGATAAAAACTTACCGATTATATTTAGTATAATAATTTGTTTTATATCATTAATAGTTATAGTTATATTTATGAAAGAATTAGAGGAAATTCATAAAATTTCAATAGAAAAATTAAAAGGTTCGTTTATAACTGTAAAGAAATCTTTAAAAGAAATTTTATATATTAAAAGTAGTTTGTATTTAATGTTGATTTTTCTTTTACCACAAATTATAGACTTAGGTCCATCTAATCAGTGGCAAGCTGTATTCGAAAATTTAGATGCTAGTATAATAGGTTACGTCTGGATAGGAATTTCCCTTAGTGGAATGCTAGGAAGTATAGTTTATGAAAAATTTTCAAATGCATTCTCTAAGTTAAAAATGCTATATATACTAATTGTAGTCAACATATTATTATTATTATTATTTATTTTTTCAATAAACCTATATGTTAAGTTTGTTTTATTTATGTTTTACATATTTATATTTACTTTGATAGGCATTCAAATTAATATATTTATGCATAAGTATTTAGTAAAATCTGATGAAAATAGAACGACAACAGTATCTGTATTTTATACATTTGAATCTATTTTAGTAGCTATATTACTATCTATTAATGGTTACTTGACAGACTTAGTAGGTATATCAAAAACATGGTTAATATTTTTAATAGTAGTTTTAATAATAAGTACATTGTCTGCAATTAAATTAAAACTAACAACTGAAAGAGAAAATAATTAATGGATAGTTATACGAAGTTACTTTATTTTTATTTGGAACAAAATATCAATATTGATTTTTTAGGTCTGTATAAAAAGTCATCAGAAAAATTTTTAAATGATTTAAAGAAAGCAGAGAAAACATTAATAGAATTAAAAATTGAAGATTTAAAAATAATTGAAGAAAATGTACCTATTAATTTGCCGAATATAGACAATGATATAGATCTAAATAATAGAGAAGAAATATTAAACAGCAAGATAAATAAAATGTTAGATTTAAATCACAAATTTAATTACTATTTATGGAGAACCAGAAATGATTTAAATACGATTAATCTAAATGCAAACTATAGGATGAATAAGGTAAAAAAAATACCTCGCATATCAGATAAAGTCATAGAAAAGTTATTTAAAATTTATAGTACAGTGAGTAAAGATAACATAATATTCAAGAAAAATAACCTAATAAGAATAAATGAATTTGTATTTAAGTGTGTATCGTTACCTTTGAGTAAGAAATCTTATATTATATTAGGGAAAGATACAGAATATAAATTGGATTATTTCTATACAGTTCATGAAATTTGTCATTATATAATTAATCAATATAAATTCGAGTATGAATTAATATTGACTATAGAAGATGAAGAATATTGGGTGCATTTATTAGAAGCTGGAATGATAAAATTGGTATTAAGAGAAGAATATTATTTACAGTATTTACAGTATTTGAAAAATTTGTTAATTGAAAATAAAATAGAAACAAAATTTCAAAGCGAATTATTTTTAAATTCAGATAAGTATAGATTAGAAAATGAAAAAAAACTACTATATAAAAAGTGTTTAGAATATTATAATGTAGGCGGAGGAGAAGCTCAAATATTATTAAGCAACTTCCATTTTTTAAAAACACCTTTTTATTCAGCATGTTATTTAAACGGACAGGAAGAAGTATTAAAAATTTTTAAAAATATCAAATTAGAGGACATTATAATGAGATTTAAAAAAACATACGGAATAGGAAAAAATAAAACTAAAATTAAATAATAGAGTGTATATTCACTTCGAAAATTAAAATTTTAATAAGCATAGAAGTTAGGAAATAGAAAGGGTGTATAGAAAAAGGAGTCATTCGTCTAGGGTAATAGTCCCCCAAATTTGTCAAAATTTTGGGGGACTATTACCTTTTTTATATGAATTTAGAAAAAATTAATATCAGAGTGACTTAATTCGTATTCCAAATCAACTTCTTTTACTGCCCAGTGTGTAGTATATAGCTCGAAATCTTCAATTTCTAATTCAAAGTTATTTTTATAAAGTTCATGTTGACTAAATGAAGAACGAAGTTCAAATACTATTTTTACAGAGTCGTTAAGAACATTTATTTTCTTTATATATCCGTAATGAGCCAAATCACCGTCTTTATGGCCATTTGGTCCTTGATCAATTGCAAAAATTGTAGGAAGAGAAGTAAGTAAATTTCTTTCTTTTATGCCTAAAATAGAAAGTGGTTTAATAAGTTCATCGCAAAACAAATTTAAAATTCTTTCTTTTTTCATAATAAAATAGCCGTATGTTTTTTCTGTATTTTTAAATACAGCATTCTCGATACCTCCAACTATAAGATTATATAATTTCCCTGTACTATTCATAATGTCATCAAAGCAATACTTTGTTATATTATTTTCATTCATCTCATTGTTAGTATTTTTTTGATAATTAAGATCTATTGTTTTTATGTCAGGAAAAGTAAGATTTTCCAATTTATAAGAAGTATTTATAGAAATATTTTTACACCTATTAATTTTAATATTCTGTTTTATTGTTTTACCCAAGGGGTGACTCAATTTCCATTGTCCTCTATTTCCATTTTGTTTAAACAATTTATAAAAAGTAAATGATCCTATAGTATTTACTTCTCTATTTTTTATAATATAAAAGATTACATTTATTAAAAACACTTCAATTTCTACGTTATCAATTTTTGATAGTGATTTTTTTAAAGAATCAACGTTTTGAAAAATAGTAAATTTAGTTTCATCTGGAATACTTTTATCCCAAATAATAAGTTCAATAATAGACTTTACAATATCCTCTAATTTAGATTCGGATAGGTAAGTATTAATAAAATCAGATGTTTCTTCAAGTAATTCATTATAATTATTAGTATATCTATTGTAAAAGGCATTAACAGTACTAGAATCAGTGAAAGTTATATAAGAATTACCGTTTATTTCACATTTTTTGTATTGCGTAGTAATTTTCTTTAAAGTGTCACCATTAAATGCTATTTCTTCACCCGTAATAAGTTTAATTAATCCTTTTAATATATCTGAATCAGATACTGTACTTCTTTTACCGTTTAGTTTTTCCCTAGAACTAATTGGAGTTATTTTAGCTTCAATTAGTAAATTTAATAAAATTCCACCACATAAATATGGATAGTGTTCATTAGACATCTTCATGCCCCCCTTTTTTATATAAAAATAGTAACGTTAGTAACCGTAGTAACGCTTGGTAACTATTGCAAGTAACCAAAGTAACGTTAAGATATATAGTATGAATAATAAAAAAATCTATATTTTAGAAAACGGTTGTTTATAGATATATTATATCACATTCGGAAAACCGTATAAAGATTAAATTTCAAATAATCTGTAAAATATACAGAATTTATTATTTAAATTAAATTACTCAAAAAGTCATAGTGGCCACTAAGACGGTGAGATACAGATGAACTAATTAAATAAGTCCGAGATAACGATAAAGGTTATTTTGCTAACTTATTTAAAATTCTATGTGCTTTCCGTAATTTTAGTGTGCCATTTTTTACACTACAGAAGTCTCAAAGTAATAAAACTTCATTTGTGATCTCACCTGAGTGGAAAAGAGGTCACTATGGTGATTATTACAAAAACAAATAAAAGATTTATTACACTACGTACTAGAAAAACTTATCAAGATGATAGAATGACTTATAGTTATGAGTTTGCAAATGGTTATAAATATACTTTAGAAATTGATAAAGATGGAATCACAGAAGCGGATATAAAATTACTTCATTCTTTAGACGATAGTGAGGTCTATAATAATTGTAAAAATGCTAGACCAGGAAGAACAAAAGAAGAAAAAGATATTATAAAACTTTGGAGAAAAAAATTTATAGAAGAATTTAAGAATAATCAAGGATATGATCCTCAAAAATCAGATGTAGATTATTATGAAAATGAGGAATTTCCAAGAAATTATAATTTATCTCTAGATGCAGATTTAGTTAATTCTGATAAATCATCTATAGAGAATATGGTCGTAAAAAATACAGAATTTGAATGGTCAGATGAAATTTTAATGGCATTTGAAATACTGACTGATAATGAGAAACTAGTTATTGAAAAAATCTATCTAGAAAATATGAAGAAAATAGATATTGCAGCTGAAATGGAAATATCTAATGCGATGGTGACAAAGTATCATAAAAAAGCATTGGAAAAACTAAGAATGAAGATTTAATAAAAAATATAAGAAGGGGTTAAAAATACTCCTTCTTTTTTTGACTAAGATATGTAGGGGTTAACTTACAAATTATAAATAGGAGGGATACTGATGAAGCATAAGGTTATTATCAATGTATCGGATTCAAATCATAAAGAGATTCAACTTTTAAAAGCATCTCGAATAACGATACCAAGAAAAATTGTTCAGTGGTTATTTGGAGAATATACTCAAGTATATTTACTAAAACCCGGTCAGACAATTCATTCGGTAGATGTTAAAGAAATTAAGAAAGGGGTGAATCTATATGAGTCAAACAAAACAATTGCTTAGTGTTATAGAGGATATAAGACGATTAGCAGATAGTCTTCAAAGTCTTTGTGACTTAATAACTGAGAAAAAATTAGAACAAACTTCTGTTGAAGAAAAATTAAAATTAGTTGAAGATGAGAGTACTGAATTATTAACTAACGCTACTAAAGAAGATCAAACAATTACCCTTGAAGAAGTACGTGGAGTACTAGCTAAAAAAGCCCAAGAAGGTAAGCAGGCAGAGGTAAGAGAGTTAATTAAAACTTATGGTGTAAGTAAGCTATCAGAAGTTGAAGCTAAACATTACGTTGAACTAATGAAGAAAGCTGAGGAACTTTAATATGGGAAAACATGCTTTATTGAATGCATCAAGTGCTCATAGATGGCTTACTTGTCCACCGCTACCAAGATTAGAAAGTTTCTTTGAAAAAGAAGTATCTGAAGTAGCAAATGAAGGTACTGATGCTCATAGATTATCTGAATATAAGCTAAGAAAAGTATTGGGTGAGAAAGTTAGAAAACCTAAGCTAAAATATTTTGATAAGGATATGGATAGCTATACAGATGATTATGTTAATTATATAGTAGAAACAATAGAAAATATTAAGAAATCTACTAAAGATCCGATAGTTTTAGTTGAACAACGTTTAGACTTTTCAAACTACGTCCCAGACGGCTTTGGAACGGGAGATTGCATAATAATTGCAGATAAGATACTTCATATTATTGACTTAAAATATGGACGTGGAGTAGAAGTAAGTGCTGAGGAAAATCCACAGATGATGCTATATGCACTTGGTGCATTAAATATTTATGATGCTTTATATGATATTGATGAGGTTATTATGACTATTTTCCAACCAAGAAAGTATAACATTTCATCTAGCAAAAAATCAGTAGAAGAACTTAAAAATTGGGCGGATACTGTTCTCAAAGAAAAAGCAGAGTTAGCTTTTAATGGACTTGGGGTTGTAACTTATGGACCTTGGTGTCAGTTTTCTAATTGTAATGTTGTATTACGTGCTCGAAAAGATTATCATGATAAACTTATGAGGTTTCAACTTTGTTCACCTCATCTATTAAATGATGCTGAGATAGAAGAGGTACTAGAACATATTGATGATCTTGTGAAATGGGCTAGTGAAATAAAAGAATATGCAACTAAAATAACTTTAGAGAATGATAAAGAATGGTCGAATTTTAAATTAGTAGAAGGTAGATCAATTAGGAAAATTAAAGATGAAGAAAGAGTTGCAGAGATATTAAAAGAAAATGGATATAACGATATTTATAAAACAAGGTTAATAACATTAACAGAACTTCAAAAATTATTAGGAAAAGATAAATTTAATGAACTTCTAGGAGATTATATAATAAAACCTGAAGGTAAACCAACGCTTGTTTTAAAAAGTGATAAAAGAAAAGAAATAGTTAAACATGATGTAAACAAAGAATTTAAAGTAACGGAGGAAAAATAATCATGGCAATAAAAGATACAAAAGTAGTAACAGGAGTTAACACAAGATTTTCATATTTTAACGGTTGGGAGCCAGTTTCAATTAATGGTAGTAAGGAAAGATACAGTGTATCAGTATTGATTCCAAAATCTGATACTAAAACTATTAATGCTGTGCATAAAGCAGTGGATGCAGCAATTGAAGATGGATTAGCAAAGTTTGGAGGAAAAAAACCTAATAAAGCTACACTTAAATTACCGTTACGAGACGGAGATATTGAAAGAGAAGATGAAGCATACAAAGGATATTATTTTATCAATGCTAATTCTACTACAGCACCTCAAATCGTAGATAATAATGTGCAACCAATATTAGATCGCTCAGAAGTTTATAGTGGTTGTTATGGTAGGGTATCACTTAACTTTTATGCATTTAATTCTAATGGAAATAAAGGGATTGCTTGTGGGCTAGGAAATATTCAAAAACTTCGTGATGGTGAACCTCTAGGTGGACGTAGTAGTGCAAGTGATGATTTTACAACTGAAGAAGATGAAGAATTCTTAGCTTAGGAGGATGAAGAAATGAATATTTCGGAGATACTTAATCTATTGATTGTTTTACTTGCTGCGACCTATGTTGGTGAGTTTATAATAACAGAGTTAGTAGACTTGTATGTAAACATAAGGGAGAAACTAAGAAAATGAAGACTATAAATATTGATATTGAAACATTCTCTAGTATCAATATATCAAAGTCTGGGGTATATAAATATGTTGAGAGTGAGGACTTTGAAGTCCTCCTCTTTGCATATTCTATAGATGGAGGTAAAACTGAGATAGTTGATATAGCAAGTGGAGAAAAATTATCTGAAGATATAATACAAGCGTTGTTAGATGATAATGTCATTAAGTGGGCATTTAATGCACAGTTTGAACGAATATGTTTATCCAGATTTTTAAAACTCACTAAAGGAACATATTTAAATTCAAAAAGCTGGAGATGTACAATGATATGGAGTGCATATATGGGGTTACCATTTTCTCTTGAAGGTGTAGGGAAAGTATTAGGACTTGAAAAGCAAAAATTAATTGAAGGTAAAGATCTGATAAAATATTTTTGTGTACCTTGTACTCCAACGAAATCAAATGGATTTAGAAATAGAAACTTTCCATATCACGATAAAATAAAATGGGAGGCTTTTAAAACCTATAATATTCGTGATGTTGATACAGAAAAAGAAATACAATGTAAACTTATGAAGTTTCCAGTACCCGATTTTATATGGGAAGAGTATAATTTAGACCAAGAAATTAATGATAGAGGAATTAAAGTAGACTTAGATTTTGTAAACAGAGTGATAGCTTTAGATGACAAAGTAAGAACGAAGTTAATGAGTGAATTACAAATTTTGACAGAGTTAGAAAATCCAAACTCAGTAGTTCAGCTAAAAGGTTGGTTGAGTGAACAAGGTGTTGAAACTGAAAGTTTAGATAAAAATTCAGTTAAAGAACTTATTAAAGTTACAAAAGGAGAAGTATCAAAAGCGTTGGCTTTGAGAATGCAGTTATCAAAATCATCTATAAAGAAATATCAAGCTATGAAAGATGTAGCTTGTGAGGATAATAGATGTAGAGGAATGTTTCAATTTTTAGGTGCTAATAGGACCGGGAGATTTTCTGGGCGTAATGTACAATTGCAAAATCTACCAAGGAATACTATGAAAGAACTCTTTGAGGTTAGATCAATAATAAAAAATAGAGATGGAGATATCATTGAATTATTATATGATAATGTACCAGATATTCTTTCACAACTAGTAAGAACAGCTTTTGTTCCAAAAGAAAATATGAAGTTTTATGTAGCTGATTTTTCATCAATAGAAGCAAGAGTAATCGCATGGCTTGCGGGAGAAACTTGGCGAGAGGAACTGTTTAAAAAAGGTGGAGATATTTATTGTATGTCAGCTTCACAGATGTTTGGTGTTCCTGTTGTTAAGCATGGCATAAATGGTGACTTAAGACAAAAAGGTAAGATAGCAGAGTTAGCGTGTGGTTACGGCGGATCAGTAGGAGCACTAACTGCAATGGGTGCTCTTGACATGGGACTTAAAGAAGATGAATTAAAGCCACTTGTTTTATCATGGCGAGAAGCAAATCAGAATATAGTAGCACTTTGGTGGGCGGTAGATAAAGCTATAAAAGATGCGATAGTTATGAAAGGTGTGACTAAAACACACGGAATAGAATTTGAATGTAGGAGTGGATTACTTAGAATAAGATTACCAAATGGAAGAAAACTAACATACATTAAACCCAAAATTGAAATTAATAAATTTGGAGGTGAATCAGTCACTTATGAAGGTATAGGTGTAGCTAAAAAATGGGAGAGAATAGAGAGTTATGGACCTAAGTTTGTAGAGAATATAGTACAAGCTATTTCTAGAGATATACTAATATATACTTTACAAAATTTAAGTGATTATAATATTGTAGCCCATGTTCATGATGAAATAATTATAGAGGCGCTAGAGAATACAAAATTAGAAGATATTTGTGGAACTATGAGTCAAGCACCTTATTGGGCAAAGGGATTGATACTTACTGCAGATGGATATACGTGTGATTTTTATATGAAAGAATAAAAATTTGAGTGAGAGGTTAAATTCTCACTCTTTTTTATTGCCTGTGATATAGAGGGATAGCAATATTCTTCATTAATATAATTACAGGAGGTAGTTCAATATGAAGGAACTAATACCAAAAAATGAATATGGTTTATTCGCAGATAAAAAGGATATTGTAAGAGTTGATAGCTTATATGTGGCAGAGTTTTTCGAGAAAAATCATAAAGAGGTTTTAAGAGATATTCGAAATATAGTCGCCCCCAATTCTGGGTTGAGTAAAGAATTTGCTGAGCGCAATTTTGCGCTGGGGTCATATAAAGATAAGCAAAATCAAAAACGACCTTGTTATTATTTAACATGTGACGGTTTTACTATCTTGGTAATGGGGTACACAGGGAAAAAAGCATTAAGATTTAAAGAATTATATATTAGACGTTTTAATGAAATGGAAGAACTTATTAAGTCTTTAGTAAAAGCAAGAACTGAGTTTCCATTATTAACTGAAAATATCAAATTACTTCATGAAAAGCCAAAACCGTATCATTTTAGTAATGAGTGTGACATGATTAATCGTATTGTTTTAGGAAAATCTGCTAAACAATTCCGTTTAGAGAATAATCTTGAAAAAGGGACTAGTATTCGTCCTTATTTAACAGAGGTTCAAATTAACTTGATTGAAAAACTACAAAAGGTAGATATCGGACTTTTGGTCGCTTTTCCTAACTATGAAGATAGGAAGCGACATCTAGAGTGGTATAAACAAAAATGGGAGGAAAAAATCAATGAGTAAGAGTCAAAGAAAAATTAAAGAAGAAAAGAAAGACGCTTATAAACCTTTGGTCTATATTTGCGCTCCATACAGAGGAGATATAGAAGCGAACATTAAAAAGGCTATAAAGCTAGGAAGATTTGCTTATATAGAAGGTAATATTCCAATAATACCTCATGTGTTATTTCCATTTATGGATGACTCAAATGAAGTAGATAGAAAAAATGCTATGTTTGCGGATATCATTCTACTTGGAAAATGCAGTGAAATCTGGGTTTTAGGTGACAATATCACAGAAGGTATGAAAGTAGAAATTGATGTAGCGAAAAAGCATCATAAAACTATAAAGTATTTTACGGAGGTAAAGTAATATGAGGTTAACTATTCATAGATCAAACTTTCAAGGTAACGCTAAGAGTTGCATTTATGATATTAAGTGTTTAATAGAAAATATGGAACAATTAAAAGAGGTAGTATGTTTTGATCACGTATGCGCTAACTTTAAAAATAATTATCGAAATAAAGATAATTTCTTGGAGTGTGATTGTGATGTTTTTGATTGTGATAATGAACATAGTGATAATCCAAATGATTGGATTTATCCAGAAGATTATGAGTATTTGCTTGAAGGAGCGAGTCATATTGTAGTTCCTAGTCGAAATAATAATAAAGAAAAGAATGGTAAAGTAGCTCGACCTAGACATCATGTTTATATCCCACATAGGTTATTTTTGACATCAGATGAGTGTGAAATTTTTAAGAAACAAGTGTATGAGAAATATAACTTTTTTGATAAAAATGCATTGGATTGTTCAAGATTTATTTTCGGAAATATTACTGATGAATTTATTTGGTTTGAAGGTGAAAAGAATCTAGATGAAATACTTGGGGTTGCAGATGCTTTTACGCTTTTAGAATTAAAGGATCATGCACCAGTAATCGAACAAGGAAGTCGTAATTCTACTATGAGTCATTTGGCTGGAAAGATTATAAAACGATACGGAGCAACTGATGAAAGCTATTCGATGTATTTAGAACAAGCCTCTAAATGTACACCACCTTTAGATGACAGCGAACTTAACTCCATCTGGTATAGTGCAACTAAGTTCGGAAAGAAAATTGCTAGTCAAGAAGGGTATATTAAGCCTGAAGATTATAATCAGAAATTTAAATTTAAGCCTACAGATTATTCAGATGTAGGTCAAGCTATAGTTCTTTCTAGAGAGTTTCAATACAGAATAAAATACTCTCCAGCAACCGATTATTTAGTTTATAACGGAAGCTACTGGGAGGAGTCTGTACCAAACGCACAGGCTGTAGCACATGAACTAACTGAACTACAATTAAAAGAAGCACATGATGAAATAAATTTATGTCTAAAACAATTAACTGACGCAGGAGTTATGCCGATGATAACAAGTTTAGGTATGAAGAAAGTTAAGGAAAACTTAGATGATAACCAAAGAAGAATAGTAGAAAAGTATGAACAAGTTTTAGCTTATGAGAAGTATGCTATTAAAAGACGTGATAGTAAAAATATCTGGTCTACATTAAAAGAAGTGCGTCCTTTAATTCAAATAGAACCTACTTCGCTTGATAGGGATGAGTTTTTATTAAATACACCAAGTAAAACTTATAATCTAAAAACGGGTTTGTCAAAAGAGCATGACTACAATGACTTTATAAGCAAACAAACTAGTATTGATCCATCAAGTAAAGGCAAGAAATTATGGGAAGAGGCACTAAGGACATTCTTTTTAAGTGATGAGGAGCTTATAAAATATGTTCAAAAAATAGTAGGTTTAGCTGTTGTTGGAAAGGTTTATGTCGAAGCGTTAATTATTGCTTATGGTGAGGGAAGTAATGGTAAAAGTACATTTTGGAATGTAGTAGCAAGGGTTCTTGGTAGTTATAGTGGGAATATATCTGCAGATATGCTAACTGTGGGATGTAGAAGAAATGTAAAGCCTGAACTAGCAGAGGCAAAAGGGAAACGACTTCTTATTGCAGCTGAACTTGAAGAGGGAATGAGAATGAACACATCAAACGTAAAACAACTCTGCTCGACAGATGAAATTTTTGCTGAGAAAAAATTCAAATCACCATTTAGTTATGTTCCTTCACATACTCTTGTTCTTTATACTAATCATTTGCCAAAAGTGGGTGCGATAGATAATGGAACATGGAGAAGACTTATTGTGATTCCTTTTAACGCACAGATTAAAGGTAAAGGTGACATCAAAAACTATGCTGATTACCTTTATGAAAATGCTGGAGGTGCAATTTTAGAATGGATACTTACTGGATCGAAAGAAGTAATCGAAGCTAACTTTAAGCTAGAAAAACCAAAAGTAGTAAAAGATGCTATTGAAAAATACAAAGAGGATAACAACTGGCTAGGAGAATTTTTAGAAGAATGCTGTGACATTGACATCAATTTTACTGAAAAAAGCGGACAATTATATTCTGAATACCGAGCGTTTTGTATGAGGACGGGTGCTTTTATAAGAAGTACGACTGATTTTTATAATGCACTTTTAAGTGAAGGTTATAAAAAGAAAAAAAATATGAGTGGTTCTTTCATATATGGTTTAAAATTAAAATCTGATTTTATTATTTGATAACGGTCGATGACGGTCAATTTCAATACTTATTGCAAAATGTGTGAATTAATAAAAAGAAAAAAGGTATGAAAATGACTGTCATAAAAATTATGAAAAACTTATTATATCAACGTTATGACAGTCTATGATAGTCATATATATAACCTTTCTATAATAATAAAAAATAGTATATATATTATATAGGAAAATGACTATCAATGACTGTCATATTAGGAGGAAATATGCTAGAAAGCCTAATAGAACAACATTTAGTAAAAGAAGTTAATAGAAGAGATGGTTTATGTTTGAAATTTAATAGTCAAAGCATGACAGGAATTCCAGATAGAATAATATTGATGAAAAATGGTACTGTTGGATTCGTTGAGGTTAAGCAAAAAGGTAAGAAACCAAGACCACTTCAAGAATTAAGAATGAAACAATTAAGGCAGTTTGGATTTAAAGTATACACACTTGATGAAAAAGAGAAGATAGGAGAAATCTTAGATGAGATATGTAGCACATAATTATCAAAATTATGCCAAAGATTTTATTTTAGCACATAAGGTATCTGCTTTGTTCCTTGACTGTGGTTTAGGTAAAACTATAACAACACTCACAGCTATAAATGAACTCATGTATGATAGTTTTGAAATTATTAAAGTGCTAATTATAGCACCGTTAAGAGTAGCACAATCAACGTGGAAAGATGAAATAGAAAAATGGGATCATCTTAACCTCTTAAGATATTCAATTGTAGTTGGAGATGAAAAAGAAAGACTAAAAGCTTTGAAACAAAACTCAGACATTTATATCATTAATCGTGAAAATGTAGATTGGTTAGTAACTAAAAGTGGAATAGACTTTAACTTTGATATGTTAGTTATTGATGAGCTCAGTTCATTTAAATCACATACTTCAAAACGATTTAAAAGTTTATTAAAAATAAGACCTTACTTTGAAAGAGTGGTAGGTCTTACAGGGACACCAAGTAGTAATGGATTAATGGATTTATGGGCAGAGTTTAGAGTGCTAGATTTAGGAGAAAGGCTTGGTCGCTATATAACCCATTATAGGAACGAGTACTTTCTACCAGATAAAAGGAATGGTGCGGTAATATTTTCTTATAAACCACAGCCAAACGCTGAGGAAAGAATATATCGTAGACTCGCAGATATGACAATTTCAATGAAATCTACAGAGTACTTAAAAATGCCAGAGCTAATACTAAATGAACTTGAAATAAATCTTGATGAAGAAGATCAGATGAAATATAAAAAGTTTAAAAAGGAAATGGTGATGACTATTCAAGAAAAAGAAATAGACGCTATAAATGCAGCAAGCCTTTCAAATAAACTTATTCAATTAGCTAATGGTTCAATCTACGATGAAGATAAAAAATTCTATGAAGTTCATAATAAAAAATTAGATAAACTTGAAGAAATAATTGAGAGTGCAAATGGGAAACCTGTACTTGTTGCTTACTGGTTTAAGGCAGATAAAGAAAGAATTGAAAAACGATTTAAAGTAAGAGAGATTAAAACTGCAGATGATATAAAACAATGGAATATGGGAATGATTAATCTTGCATTAATACATCCAGCGAGTGCAGGACACGGATTGAATTTACAAAGTGGAGGATTCACACTAGTATGGTTTAGTCTTACATGGTCTCTTGAATTATATCAACAAACTAATGCCAGACTTTATAGACAAGGACAAAAAGACACAGTAGTGATTCATCATTTAATTACAAAAAATACTATTGACGAAGATATTATGAAAAGTTTAAAAAGAAAAGATAAAACCCAAGAAGCATTGATGAGAGCAGTAAAAGCAAGAATAGGAGGATAAAGTATGAGAACGGAAGAATATCTAAATCAAGCTAGACATTTAGATACGCAGATTAATTCAAAGCTTAGTCAAATAGAATCATTGAGTGCGTTGGCTACAAAATGTACTGCAACCTTAACTGATATGCCAGGTAATAAAAATAATGGAACATCAAAAATGGAGGATACAATTTTAAAAATTATAACACTGCAAGAAGAAATTAATAGTGATATTGATGTACTTGTAGATTTAAAAAAAGAAATAATGACAATAATAAAAAAAGTTGAGAACTCTGAATATCGTACACTTCTAGAAAATCGATATTTATCATTTTTGTCTTGGGAGAAAATTGCCGTTGAAATGAAGTATAGTATACAGCAAGTTTATAGAAAAAGAACTGAGGCATTGAAAAAAATTGAAGGAATTTTAAAAGATGATAGGAAATGATAGTGAATGAGAGTATACTTTTCTGATATAATTAAAATGTGGAAAATAGAAAATAAACCTTGTAGAGAAATCTATGAGGTTTTTATTATGCTAAAGAGAGGAGAAAGTAATGCCGAGAAAACCTAAGAGACCATGTTCATATCCTAACTGTCCAAAGTTAACAGATAAACAATTCTGTGATGAACATGAAAGACTAGAGAATAAAAGATATGAGATGCAAGATAGAAATCCTGAAACAAGGAAAAGATACGGATCAACGTGGAGAAAAGTTCGAGCTAGTTATGTTAGAGAACACCCTTATTGTGAACTATGTTTTTCAGATGGATTTATGAGAGAAGTACAAGAGGTTCATCATAAGTTACCTTTATCCAAAGGTGGAACACATAGTAAGAGTAATTTAATATCTCTTTGTAAAAGTTGTCACGCTAAAATTCATGCGAGCGATGGAAGTCGATGGAGAAAAAAAGTTAGACAAAAATAATTTTTGTGAAAAATTTTCTGGAAGGGGGATTGAAAATCTCTGAAGAGAAAATGAATACATAACGGGTGTGGGCAAAGATGCACAAAAAGTGCGAATTCAAAAGGGTAATAGGGAAAAGCTTGAGATAAGCGAATTTAGTAAAAAATAAAATGAGGGAAGGAGACATTTTAAATGCCGACTAAATCGAATAATATTGGCGGACGTGGTGGTAAAAGAATAGGTGCAGGTCGAAAGAAAAAATCAGTTGTAGAAAAATCACTAAATGGAAATCCTGGAGGAAGGACACTAGAAGTATTAGATATTCCTGATCTTGAAGGTGTAAAAATGCCTGAACCACATGAAGTATTATCATCAACACAAAAAGATGGTAGTGTATTACAAGCTAAAGAAATTTATGAAGAAACGTGGAAATGGTTGGATAGCCTCAGTATGGGAAATCATGTTCCAAAGCCTCTCATTGAAAGATATGCTATGAGTAGTGCAAGATGGTTACAATGTGAAGATATGACTAGTAAGTTAGGTTTTTTATCTAAACACCCAACTACAGGAAAACCAATTCCATCACCATTTATAAACATAGGAATAAATTATATGAATCAAGCTGTAAGGCTATGGAATGAAATATATCAAATCGTAAAAGAGAATTGTAAAACTGAATTTGATGGAGTAGTACCTCAAAACGATTTAATGGAAAAACTACTAAATTCAAGAAGAAATTTATAAGAATGGAGATTAAAAATGATAGAAAAAGTAAACCCAAAACATCCAGATAAAATTGCGGATAGAATCGCTGGAGCAATTGTAGATTTGGCATATAAACTGGAAAAAGAACCTAAGGTAGCTGTTGAAGTACTCATAGGTCATGGAAAATGTCATGTCATAATAGAAACATCTGTTGATTTTGAGAAAAAAAGTATTCATAGAATAATTAGAAGAATAGCGGGAGTAGTTCATCCTGATGTTAATATTGTATCGCAAGATAAAAAATTAAATAAAAATCAAAATGACAAAATACGATGTGGAGATAATGGGATATTCAAAGGTATGCCTATTACAAAAGAACAAAAAGAACTATCAAGAATAGCTAGAAATATTTATTCACAGTATCCTTATGATGGAAAATACATACTCGATGTAGATAAGTTGATAATTTGTCAAAGTAATGTAAAAACAAAAACACTAAAAAAATTGTATCCAAATGCTACAATTAATCCTTTAGGAAATTGGACTGGAGGAACGGATGTTGATACAGGAGCTACTAATAGAAAACTTGGTAGCGATATGGCTGATTCTGTGACAGGTGGTGGTCTTCATGGTAAAGATTTAAGTAAAGCAGATGTATCGGTAAATATATATGCGTTCTTAAGAGCACAACAACTTCAAAGTCCTGTAGAATTTAGCTGTGCAATTGGAGATGAAAATATAGGCGATATGCCTTATGAAGAAATTGTTAGAATTGCAAAAAAATATATAGACTCCGTAGGTGGATTTGAAAAATTCGCTGAATGGGGTCTTTTTTAATGAGGTGTAGAGATGAAGAATAAACTATTAGAATATGAATTAAGAAATGTTGATGAATTAATACCATATATTAATAATGCAAGGACACACTCAGATGAGCAAATATCAAAAGTGATGGCTTCAATAAAGGAATTCGGATTCTTAAATCCTATATTAATTTCAGAAGAAAATGTAATAACTGCAGGGCATTGTAGATTAATGGCTTCAAAGAAACTGGGAATGGATAAAGTACCTTGTATAAAGGAAAACTATCTAACACCTGCACAAAGAAAAGCATATGTTATTGCGGATAACCAACTCGCACTAGGAGGAGGTTGGAATGAAGAACTTCTAGCTATCGAATTATCAGATTTACAGGGTGCTGATTTTGACCTTGATGTACTTGGATTCGATGAAAAAGAATTATCAAAAATATTTGATGAAGGTCTTGAAGGAGAAGAAGATGATTTTGATATAGAAGCAGAGTTAAAAAAACCATGCATAACAAAAGAGGGAGATATATGGCATATAGGTAGACACAAAGTAATATGTGGAGATTCTACTAAAGATGAAACGTATCTAAAACTATTAGGAGAAACTAAAGTAAATTTAGTATGTACTGATCCACCGTATTTAGTAAATCTTGAGAGTGCTTCTGGAAAAATTAAAAATGATGATTTAAATGATAAAGAGGGGTATGAGTTTTTACTTCTAGCGTTTAGTAATTGTAAAAACTCAATGGCTAAAGATGCATCCATTTATGTCTTTTATGCAACCATGAAAGCACGTATATTTTATGATGCATATGAAGACGCTGGATTTAAAGTTGGTGCTGGTCTGATATGGAAAAAACCAAGAGCACCGCTTATGAGAACAGATTGGAAATTCAACATGGAGCCTATTATTTGGGGTTGGAGAAAAGATGGAAAACATATCTGGTACGGAGATCAAAAACAAAAAGCAGTGTTTGAATTTGATAGTATTAATAATTCAAAAGCAGGTGGACATGGACATCCATCAAGTAAACCTGTTCCGTTGATTGTATATTTAATAAAGCAATGTACACAAACTAAAGGATTAGTACTAGATGCGTTCTTAGGATCAGCATCTACTTTAATAGCTTGCGAACAGAGTGGAAGAATATGCTATGGAATAGAATTAGAAGCTAAATTTGTTGATGTTGCTGTGAAAAGATATATTGAATTAACTGGAACTTCTGATGACATATATGTAGAAAGAAACGGAGAAAAGATTCCATATGCTGAGGTGAAAATAGATGAGTCAATTAACAGTAGGTAGTCTATTTTCAGGATCTGGAGGTTTTGAATTAGGTGCTACGATTCTAGGGATGAAAGCAGTTTGGGCGAGTGAAGTAGAACCATTTCCAATTCTTGTTACAAAGAAGAATTTTCCAGACTTAGTTCATTTAGGAGATATTAATAATATTAAAGGTGGTAATATAAAGCCAGTTGATATTATAACGTTTGGTAGTCCATGCCAAGATTTATCAATCGCAGGACAAAGAGATGGACTAAGTGGAAGTAAATCAAATTTATTTTATGAAGCAATAAGAGTTATTAAAGAAATGAGGGAGAATACAAATGAAAAATATCCAAGAATTATCATATGGGAAAATGTCTGTGGAGCTTTCTCAAGTTCAAAAGGAGAAGACTTTAGACAAGTACTTGAACAAATCTCAAAAATCAAATGTGAAAACATATCAATTCCTAAACCTTCAAAATGGAAAAATGCAGGATGTGTTATGGGAGGAACATTTAGTATTGCATGGAGAGTCTTGGATGCACAATATTTCGGAGTTCCCCAAAGACGTAAGAGAATCTTTATTGTCGCAGATTTTACAGGAGAAGGTGCAAGAGAAATATTATTTAACGAAGAAAGCCTGCCAAGGTATTTTGAATCGTGCTCAGATAAGAAACAGGAAGTTACCGGAGTTATTGGAGAATGCACTGAAATATCAAAGTACTGTTTAATGGATCAAGGTGGAGAAAGGCTAGATGTTACATTAAATAAAACAGGAACTTTAAGAGCCCAAAGTAATCATCCACCACTTGTTTTTGAAAATCATAGCCAAGATAGTAGATTTAAAGGTCCACTAGATATTACACCAACTCTATCAAGTAATTTAGGAACAGGAGGAAATAATCAACCTTTTGTAGTTGAAAATATCGCAAATTATGATGTAAGATTTACAAGTTTAAATACTAAGAATAGTCGATACAAAGTTTATGAAACTGCTACATCAAGAACTTTGGATACAGGAGGAAATAATCCTAATGCAAATCAAGGTGGAGTAGCAATAGTTTCTATATATTCAACTAGCAAAAATTATCATCATACAAAAGCTATAAAGGATCAGGTATCAACATTAGTCGCAAGTGATTATAAAGATCCTCCTATTATAAATGTTAAATATTCTGTTCGAAGAATTACTCCTCTTGAATGTAGTAGATTGCAAGGTTTCCCAGATTATTGGTGTGAAAGGTTAGAGCTACTCAATCCTACAGATGAAGATTTAAGGTTTTGGAGAGAAGTATTCGAAACAAATAGAAAAATAAAAAATGGAAAAAAACAAAAAACTGATAATAATATAAGAACATGGTTAAAAAATCCTTATTCGGATGCAGCACAATATAAGATGTGGGGGAACGGAGTAGCTCTACCATGCGTATTATATATTTTTAGTGGAGTGAAGAAATACTTAGAACATAGTGAATAATACTTGATAAATACGATGTTTAGAGTGATATATATAGTACTAAAACAAAGGAGATAAAGACAATGAATAACATCAAAGAACAAAACGAAATTAAATTTTTCAAAGAAATAACAATGGAGGAATTAGAGGAAAAAGGATTCTTATCAAGCAATAGGAATTACAAATTGGAAAAATGAGTGTGTAGGAGCTATTTATAAAATCAAATATCAAGAAGGAGAAGTAAAAAGAAACCACACTTTTTAAAAATTAGAATTAAACAAAATTTCAAAATCAACTTTTGAAGATACAGGGTATGCGATTGAATGGGCGATGAAAAACTGCTAAAAGAATAAAAAGAAAGTAGACCGAAAGGTCTATTTTTTATGCTCAGATGAGGAGGAGATTATGGGAAGAAAAAAGAAATATAAACCCACTAAGTTTAAATCTAAAACATCAGTATATAGTGAGGAACGTGCAGATTATGTGGTAAATTTTATTCAATGTTTAAGTCATACTAAAGGAACATGGGCAGGAAAGAAATTTGAATTATTACCTTGGCAAGAAGAAATAATAAGAGATTTATTTGGAATTATAAAACCAAATGGATATAGACAATTTAATACAGCTTATATCGAAATCCCTAAAAAGATGGGTAAGAGCGAACTTGCGGCTGCGATTGCACTTCTTCTTTGTTGTGGAGACGGAGAAGAACGTGCTGAAGTTTATGGATGTGCAGCGGATAGGCAACAGGCTACTATTGTATTTGATGTTGCAGCTGATATGGTTAGAATGTGTCCAGCTTTAAATCGTAGAGTGAAGATTTTAGCTTCGCAAAAAAGGATAGTGTATTTACCTACTAATAGTTTTTATCAAGTGTTATCTGCAGAAGCATATTCAAAACATGGATTCAATATTCATGGAGTTGTTTTTGATGAGTTGCACACTCAGCCAAATAGAAAGTTATTTGATGTTATGACAAAAGGTAGTGGAGATGCTAGAACGCAGCCACTTTATTTTTTAATTACAACTGCTGGTACAGATACAAATAGTATTTGTTATGAAACTCATCAAAAAGCAAAAGATATACTCGAAGGTAGAAAAATAGACCCAACATTTTATCCAGTAATTTATGGTGCAGATGAAAATGATGATTGGACTGATCCTAAAGTATGGAAAAAAGCTAATCCCTCACTAGGAGTAACTGTTGGACTAGATAAAGTTAAAGCTGCTTGTGAATCTGCAAAACAAAATCCAGGAGAAGAAAATGCTTTTAGACAATTAAGACTTAATCAGTGGGTTAAACAATCAGTACGCTGGATGCCTATGGATAGATGGGATAGTTGTAATTTTAATGTTGATGAAGAAGAGTTATTAGGTAGGATATGTTACGGAGGTTTGGATTTATCATCTACAACAGATATAACTGCTTTTACTTTGGTATTTCCTCCTTTGGATGAAGAAGACAAGTTTGTAGTTCTACCATACTTTTGGATTCCAGAAGACACGTTAGAACTTAGGGTAAGACGTGATCATGTACCTTATGATCTTTGGAATAAGCAAGGTTATATACAAACTACAGAGGGAAATGTAGTCCATTACGGCTATATTGAGCAATTTATTGAAAAACTAGGTGAAAAGTACAATATTAGAGAAATTGCATTTGACAGATGGGGTGCTGTTCAAATGGTTCAAAATCTAGAAGGTATGGGTTTTACAGTAGTACCATTCGGACAGGGTTTTAAAGATATGAGCCCACCTACTAAAGAACTTATGAAGCTAGTTCTTGAACAAAAACTAGCACACGGAGGTAATCCAGTACTTAGATGGAATATGGATAATATTTTTATAAGACGTGATTCAGCAGGAAATATTAAGGCAGATAAAGAAAAATCAACAGAGAAAATTGATGGGGCAATCGCAACAATTATGGCATTAGATCGTGCGATAAGATGTGGAAATCAAAATACAGAAAGTGTTTATGATGACAGAGGATTGTTATTTATATAGTTTTAGTTTTATGTTACACTTTATATAAAACTAATTTGGAGGAGAGATTATGGATTTTAATAAACTACTTTCTAAGTACAAAGAAAATATCGGAGAAATTAAAGATTCTGAGGAATTGTTGAAAATAGAAAAATATAACCCATGGACTTCAAAAAATGTGGAAGATTTATCTTCGAAATTTTTAGATGCACTAGAAAATGATTATCGAGATTTTTCATGGTTAAATATAGAGGAAGGATTGTTTGAATTAGAGTCTAATCAATATAAAAATCTTCACTATGGTATACCAAATCATGTTCAAGGTAATATTGATATATCAACATTATTTTTATGTTTAGTAAATCCCAATATCGCATTAGAGGATAAAAAAAGTAATATGGGTGTATATTCCTATTTTAAAAAGGCAAAAGATATTAATAGTGAAGATAGTTCACTAAATATTCTTGGAGAAAAAGAAGAAGATTTAAAAAAATATATAAAAAATCATACTGTAAATATCGGAACGGAGAGTAGCATTCTATATCAAGAATTAGAGAAGATAAAGAATACTTGTTCAAAAGAAGACGCATACTACTTATCCCATTATTTTGCACATATTTGTTTTAATTACTTAGAGAAAAAGCAAATACCAATGCAAAAATTTATAAGTAATTTGAATGATGAAGAGTGGGAAAAGTTAAAGGATATGTCTAAGTTAATTGTCAATCTTGAAGCTTTTCCTTTTAGAAGTAAGAACCCAGGTTTTACGAAAAGTAAGAAATCTAGTTTTGCAAATCATATCGTTTCATCAAATACAAAGGTTGGGATGTTAAGCGCAAGGATAATTATTTGGCGTATTGTCAAATATTTAGAGAAGAAAGATAAGGAAGAAGGAAAAGGAGAAGTAAAACCTATATTTATTTTTAGAAGATTTAATACTGCATGGCTACCATCTATTCGAAATGTTTTATTATTAGATTTGAAATTCAACAAAAATGAATGTGATGAATTAATAAAAAAATTTCATCAAGAATTTTTCTTAACTATTAGAGAACAAGAGTATGATAGACAAAGTGGTTTTATTGGGAAATATATATGTAAGAATAACGATAAACTAACTGACAAAGAATTTGAAAAGATTTTCAATGAAACTTTATCTAAAAAGTAGTATAATATCATATCGTTAGTATTAAGCATCTCATTAGAGGTGCTTTTTTAATATCCAAATTTAGGAGGTATGTATGAATTATTTTATGAAATTATTTAAATCTAGAGACAATCCTAAAAATAGAATAAATGGAAGTTCATATAGTTTTTTTATGGGTGGAAGTTCTAGTGGGAATAGAGTAACAGAAAGAAGTGCCATGCAGATGACGGCGGTATATAGTTGTGTAAGGATACTTTCAGAAACATTAGCTAGTCTACCTTTACATGTGTACGAGGTAACCGATACTAGTACAAAAAAAGCAACAGAACACATGTTATATACGTTACTTCACGATGAACCAAATAATGAAATGACAAGTTTTATTTTCAGAGAAACACTAATGACTCATTTGCTTTTATGGGGTAATGCTTATGCACAAATTATAAGAAATGGTAAAGGAGAGGTATTAGGACTTTATCCATTAATGCCAGATAGAATGAAAGTTGATAGAGATGAAGCTGGTAATTTGTATTATGAATATTATATAAGTGAAGGAGATGCAAACTCTAAAACTAAAGGTGCTGTTAAGCTATTACCAAGTGACATATTACATATACCAGGTTTAGGGTTTGATGGTTTAGTTGGTTATAGCCCGATTGCCATGGCAAAAAATGCGATTGGAATGGCTATTGCAACTGAAGAATACGGGGCAGCGTTTTTCGCAAATGGAGCTACACCAAGTGGTATACTTGAACATCCAGGTGTAGTAAAAAATCCAGAGGCAATGAGAGAAAGTTGGGCTAGAGGATTTTCAGGTAAGAATAACCATAAAGTTGCAATACTTGAAGAAGGCATGAAATATACTCCTATTTCAATAGCACCAAATGAAGCACAGTTTTTAGAAACAAGAAAATTTCAAATAAATGAGATAGCTAGAATTTTCAGAGTTCCACCACATATGGTAGGTGATCTTGAAAAGTCTAGTTTTTCTAATATTGAACAACAATCTCTTGAGTTTGTTAAATACACGCTTGATCCGTGGGTGAAACGTTTTGAACAAGCTATGACTAGGAGACTACTTACAAGTGATGAAAAGAAAAAATATTATATAAAATTCAATGTTGATGGACTGCTTAGAGGAGATTATCAAAGTAGGATGAATGGATATGCAACAGCACGTCAAAATGGTTGGATGAGTGCTAATGATATAAGGAGTTTAGAAAACTTAGATTTGATATCAGATGAGGAAGGAGGAAACTTATATCTAGTCAATGGTAACATGTTACCACTTAAAAAGGCTGGAGCTTATGTAGAGAGATTAACAGATTATAAGGAGGAAAACACAGATGAAGAAATTTTGGAATTGGAAGACGGTACAAAATAATAATGACAAACCACCAGAGAACATATTATTTTTAAATGGAACAATAGCTGAAGAATCGTGGTTTGATGATGAGGTCACCCCACAGATTTTTAAAGAAGAACTAATTAAACATAGTGGAGATATTACTGTATGGATAAATTCACCCGGTGGAGACTGTATTGCAGCTGCACAAATTTATAATCTCTTAATGGAACATAAAGGAAATGTTAAGGTGAAAATTGATGGGATAGCAGCTAGTGCTGCGAGTGTGGTTGCTATGGCAGGAACAGAAGTTATTATGAGTCCTGTTTCAATGCTTATGATTCATAATCCTATGACAATTGCATATGGAAGCACAAGTGAAATGCAAAGAGCTATAGATATGTTAAGTGAGGTGAAAGAATCAATAATTAATGCTTATGAAATAAAAACAGGATTATCACGAAACAAAATATCAAAACTTATGGATAATGAAACATGGATGGATGCGAGAAAAGCGGTTGAACTTGGTTTTGCTGATTCTATTTTAAAACGAGATGAGATTCAGGATATTGAGATTCCAAATGTTAGTATGCTTTACCAAGAAGCAACAGTTCAAAATTCAATGATGAATAAAATCAAAGAAACTTTTAAAAACGTAAACGAAGAAAAAATAAAAGCTGATTCGTTAATAAATAGATTAGATTTAATAAAAAACTGGAGGTAAGAACTATGAATAAAAAAATACAAGAATTAATTGAAAAACGTACTAAAGCATGGGAAGGTGCAAAAGCCTTTGTTGAGAGTAAAAAAGATAGTGATGGACTATTATCAAAAGAAGATGTTGAAACTTATAACAAGATGGAAGAAAAAGTTAAAAACTTTACTTTTGAAATAGAGAGACTTCAAGAGATGGAAAATATGGAAAGAGAATTATCAAAACCAGTAAATGATCCGTTAATCTCAAAACCAATGGCATCTGACAAAGAAGATAAAATCAAAAAAAATCTTCAACACAAAAAAGCAATGATAAAAGCACTAAGATCTAATTTTAGACAAATTGAAAATATCCTACAAGAAAAAGTAGATACTGATGGAGGATATTTAGTTCCAGATGAGTATGATAGTAGATTAGTTGATACGTTAGAAGAAGAAAATATTATTAGAAAATTATCTCAGACTTTAAAAACAAATGGTAAGCATAAAATCAATATAGCTGCGACAAGTCCTGCGGCTGCATGGGTTGAAGAAGGTGGAGAGTTGAAATTTGGAGAAGCAACATTTAAACAAGTTTTATTAGATGCTCACAAACTTCATGTAGCTATAAAAGTTACTGAAGAGTTATTATATGATAGTATGTTTGACTTAGAAAGCTATATCTTAGAAAAATTCGGTAAAGCATTAGCTAATGCAGAGGAAGATGCTTTCCTAAATGGCGATGGTAGTGGAAAACCAACTGGAATATTTGCACAAACTAATGGAGGAACACACTTAACTGAGGTGGATGCACTAAAAGCTGATGATATTATAAATTTAATTCATGCTTTAAAACGACCATATAGAAAAAAAGCAGCATTTATTTTAAACGATAAAATAATAGCTAATATCAGGAAACTAAAAGATAACAATGGTGCATATATTTGGCAACCATCATATCAATTGGGAGAGCCTGATAAATTAGCAGGATACCCAGTGTATACTTCAGCTTTTGCACCAGAGAATAAAATTGCTTTTGGTGATTTTAGCTATTATAACATAGGTGATAGAGGTGCTCGTTCATTTAAAGAACTACAAGAATTATTTGCTGGTAATGGTATGATAGGATTTGTAGCTAAAGAAAGAGTTGATGGTAAGCTAGTATTACCAGAAGCAGTTCAGATATTACCAATTAAAGGATAATATAAACTATGGAACTAAAACTTGAACAAGTTAAAAACTATTTGAGAGTTGATACAACAGAAGATGATGAGTTAATCTTATCACTTCTGTTTACAGCTAAAAAATTATGCTTAGGAATACTAAGGGTGAGTAGTTTTTCAGAGTTAGGTGATGAGCATGATTTTGATGAATTTAAAATACCAATATTATATACAGTTGCTTATCTTTATGAACATAGAGAAAATGCCGATTTTAGAGAATTAACACTAATTCTTAGAGCGTTACTATTTAATCATAGGAAAGAGGAGTTTTAAGATGGATATTGTAGAACTAGATACTAGAATTACTTTTCAAAAGATAGTTTTAGAATTTGATGAATTGCATCAACAAATAGAAACATGGAGTGATTTTTTTACTTGTTGGTCTAATTTAAAAATGGTGACTTCAAGTGAGGTAGAAAGACACGGTGTTAATTTAAGTTCAGAAGTAATTTCTTTTGTGGTTAGGAAGATGCCGGAATTAAAAGAACTTAATACGTTAGAGTATAGAATAAAGTATAACAATAAATTTTTTGATATATTAGAAGTAGATGTGTTTAGTAAAGATAAAAAGTTCTTAAGAGTTAAGGGAGTTAATAGCTATGACTAAGAGGACAACTATTGACTCACTTGCTGCTGAGATAACAAAGGGTTTAAAGGAATATTCTAAGCTAACCGAGGAAAGTTTAAAAGGTGCAGTAGTTGAAGTGAGTAATGAAGTTAGAGATAAAATAAAAGAAGGATCACCTAAAAAAAGTGGAGATTACGAAAAAAGTTGGAAAGTGACAAAAGAAAGAGAAACAGCACACTCTATACAAACAGTAGTTCATTCAAAAAATAGATATCAATTAGCACATTTACTTGAATTTGGACATGCGAAGAAAAATGGAGGGCGCACTAAAGCAATTCCACATATAGAGCCAGCAACAAAAGATATTAGCGAAAAAGTATTAGAAAGAATAAAGAGGGATTTATCGTGAATAAAAATGAAGTATGTGAAATGTTATATAAGCTAGAAATTCCATTTGTTTATAGTCATTTTAAAGAAGGAAGTGCTCCAAGATTACCATTTATTATATATTATTATGACGGTGAAAATACTTTTAAAGCAGATGGTAAATTATATTATAGTGTGAAAAATTTAATTATAGAAATGTATACAGAGAAAAAAGATTTTAAATTAGAAAAAAAGATAGAAGATCTTTTACAAACTTATTCTTTAATCTATACAAAAGACGAGGTATGGATACCGAGTGAAGAAATGTATGAAACAATTTATAAAATGGAGGTTTAAGTATGGAAAATAAAGTAAAATTTAATTTGTCTCATGTCCATTATGCAAAATTAACTGAAGGTGATACAACAACTTATGAAAAGCCAGTACCAATTCCAGGTGCTGTAAAAATTAGTTTAGAACCTAATGGAGAACCAGAAAGTTTCTATGCAGATGGAGGATCATATTACACAATTAATAACAATATGGGATATGATGGAGATTTAGAGATTGCGATGATTCCAGAAAGTTTCAGAAAGGATATTCTTCAAGAAAGAGAAGATAAAAATAAAGTTCTAGTTGAAGATTCAGGATCAGAAACAAAGAACTTTGCACTACTTTTTGAATTTGATGGAGATCAGAAAAAAATACGTCATGTACTTTATAATTGTTCAGCAGGTCGCCCAAAAATTGAAGGTCAAACAAATGAGGAATCAAGAGAAGTACAAACAGAAACACTTTCAATAAAAGCAAGACCTATCAAAGAAGGACTTGTGAAGAGTAAAACTGGTAAAGAGACAACAGAAGAAACATATAAGAATTGGTATCAAACAGTGTATATGCCAACACATGAAGGAGAAATGTAATGGGAGTTATTAAAGATATAAATGTAGATGGAAAAGTTGTAAGATTTAAAGCGTCGGCAGCGATACCTAGACTATACAGAATGAAGTTTAGTCGTGATATTTATAAAGATTTGCTTATATTAGATAAGATTAATAAGAATAAAGGAAATATCGATATTGAAAGTTTAGAAATATTTGAAAATATCGCATATATTATGGCTTACCATGCAGATGATAAAATCTCAAATGATGTAGGTGAATGGTTAGAACAGTTTGATACTTTATCTGTATATAAACTTCTACCAGACTTAATAAAATTATGGGGTATAAATGTTAAAACTATGAGTACATCTAAAAAAAAGCAAAAGAAACTGAGCGGACGTTAAATACCGCTCTTTTTTTACTGCGTGCAGTTGAATTAGGACTTTCAATGAATGATTTATCTGAGTTAACGATAGGGTTAGTAAATGATATGTACATTGAAAAAAATAATGATAGTTATGATTATAAATTAATAGCGACACAAGAGGATATGGATAATTTTTAGGAGGTGATTGTATGGCAAGTAGAATAGCAGGTATTACTGTAGAAATCGGAGGAGATACTCTTAAATTAAAACAAGCATTAAGTGAAGTTGAAGGTAAGATTAAGCAAACTCAAAGAGAACTTAAAGATGTTGAAAGACTATTGAAACTTGATCCACATAATACCGAATTACTTACTCAAAAACAAAAACTCTTAAATACAGCCATAGAAGAGACTAAGAAAAAACTAGAAACACTAAGGATAGCTGAGGAACAAGCTAAAACTGCACTCGCAAATGGAGATATTTCAGAAAAGCAATTTGACGCATTAAAAAGAGAAATTATTGCGACTGAACAAGAACTAGATAAATTCACTGAAAAACTAAAACACACTGATAGTTCAATGCAAGCTACACTTAAAGAAGTTGGAGGTAAATTTAAAGAGACTGGAGAGAAGATATCTTCAGTAGGTACAACTCTATCAAAAAATGTGACAGCACCAATTGTAGCAGTTGGAACTGCAGCAACATTAGCCTTTCGTGAAATTGATGAAGGATATGACACTATCATCAAAAAGACTGGAGCAACTGGAGAAAGTTTCGAGGGGTTAAAAAATGTTGCGGATAATATTTTTAAAAGTTTACCTGTTAGTATGAATGATGTAGGTATTGCGGTAGGAGAGGTTAACACTAGGTTTAAAGTTACTGGTGATGAGCTTCAAGAACTATCTACTTTATTTCTTAAGTTTGCAGAGATAAATGAAACAGACCTAAATACCGCTATAGGAATGACAAACAAAATAATGGTTCAGTGGGGTATTGACGCTAAGGAAACTGCCAACGTGTTAGGATTAATAACACAAAAAGCACAGGATACAGGAATAAGTGTTGATACTCTTATGAATGGAGTTCAGCAACACGGAGCAATTCTAAAAGAAATGGGGTTAAATCTAGGTCAGAGTATTAACTTACTTGCACAGTTTGAAGCAAATGGTGTAAATGCAGATCAAGCACTAAGAGGTTTTAGAAAAGCAGTCGCAGCCTATACTAAAGATGGACTTTCTATGGATGAAGCTCTTAGGAAAACAATTGAATCGATAAAAAATGCAGGAAGTGAAACTGAAGCACTAACGATTGCGACTAAGATTTTCGGAACTAAAGGTGCTGCAGAGATGACTAGGGCTATAAGAGAAGGTAGATTTTCTATAGATGATTTATCAAAAAGTATGTCTGAGTATGGGGATGTTGTAGACAAAACATTTGAAGCAACTGAAGATGGTATAGATAAATTTAAAGTAGCTAGTAATAATGCTAAGCTAGCATTAGGTAGTTTAGGAGAAGCAATTTCTGATGTTTTAGGACCGATTTTACAAGGGGTAGCTACAGTTCTTGGAGGTATAGCAACTTGGTTGAATAGTCTAAGTCCAACAGCTAAACAGATAGTCGTAATAATTGGACTTATAGTAGCTGCGATAGGTCCACTTTTAGTAATAATTGGTACAGTCATTGGTTCAATAGGAAATATAATAACGGGTGTTGCAGCAATTTCTGGTGCCTTTAGTGCGATGAGTGGTGTTATGGCTGGTTTATCTGGTGCGGTAGTACCAATACTCGCTATAATAGCTGCGGTTGTAACATTGATATCTATAGGTAGTTATTTAAAAGCTCATTGGAGTGGAATAAAAGACTTTTTTATAAATCTTTAGGAAGGGATAAAAACTTACTTTTCAGAAACATGGACGGCTATAAGTACTACTATAACCGTTGTATGGGAAGTTATTAAAAATTATTTTTCAACAACACTCACAGCTATTAGTCTTATATTTACAACTGCTTGGGAGGGTGTTAAAACTTATTTTACAGAACTTTGGCAAAGTATAACCTCAGTAGTGACTACAGTTTGGGAGAATATCAAAACATATTTTACAACTACCTTTACAGCAATTCAAACTATCTTTACAACCGTGTGGGAGAGTATAAAAAATTTCTTATCAACAACTTGGGAAATAATAAAAACAATTTTCAAAACAGTTCTTGATGTAATAAAAAATATCATTACAAGTTACTGGGATTTTGTATTTCAAACTACAAGTACAATTTGGAATAGTATAAAAGATTTCTTATCTACTATATGGCAAAACATCAGTAACTTTATAAATACGATAGTACAAGCAATTAGTGATTTTATAAGCACCTCTTGGAATAATATAAAAAATGTTCTAAGTAATATTTTAGATGCTATTTTTAATATAGTTTCAAATATCTGGAATAATATTTATTCAACAATTTCTAATCTAGTGAACTCAGCTTATAACTATGTTCAAAGCGTATTTAATAATATGTTATCGGCTGTGGGAAATATTATAGGAAATATTAGTTCAACAATCCAAAATGGATTTCAAAGTGCAGTAGATTATATTTGGGAACTAGTAAACTCAGCTTATTCTTGGGGGAGTGATTTAATTTCAGGAATTGTTAATGGAATTAGGGATAAGATAGGTGCGGTTGTTGATGCAGTAAAAGGTGTAGCTGAGACAATTTGGAGTTATTTACACTTTAGTGTTCCAGAGGTAGGGCCACTTACAGACTACGAGGATTGGATGCCAGACTTTATAAAAGGATTGTCTAAAGGTTTAGATAGTAGTAGAAATCTTTTGAAAAACTCTGTAGCTAAGTTATCAAATGATCTTGTGATAAATCCAGATTTAAAAGGATTTACACTCCCAAGAGTGAATGCAACATCAGGTATAAGTAGTGATGATTTAAACAAATTAATTCAAGCTATAAATATACCACACGAGACAACTGGCGATATAGTTATCCCGGTTTACTTAGGTGGAACATTACTTGATGAAATAATAATAAATGCACAAAACAGACAAATTATAAAATCAGGAGGAAGGTAATATGAAAAAATCATATATAAAAATTAATAATGAAACAATACCAACTCCTGATGAGATAGACTTTGAGTTTAGAGATATTGAAGGTAGTAGTAGCGGAGTTACCGAAGCAGGAATAACACATAGAGACATTGTAAGGGAAAGTGTGATATCTATATCTTTGAAACTAACTTTAACAAGCCAGTATCTTTTAAAGCTATCAAAAATGTTAAAGCAAACTACAATACCAGTTAAATATTTCGATCCTTATTCACTAGAAGAAAAAGAAATAAATACTTATTGTACAAATTTCAAGGTTAGTCTTTTAAATAAAAACGGTAGTCTTGGAATTTGGAACGCTAGTTTTAAATTGGAGGAATACTAGATGTATCAGACAAGTATTAACTTCAATAAAATGATAAAAAAGAAAAGTAGAAAGTATTTTTGGACAGGAGAGATAGTATTAAAAACTGGAAAAATAATAAAATTTGATGATAAACATATTCTAAAAGACAGTGGTTATATAAGTAATTCGTGCTCAGGAAGTAATGAAATAGAATTAGGTTCAGTTTACGCTGCGGAGATGGGGATTACTTTGAAACTTGATGAATTAAAAGAAATAACCTTAGAAGGAAGCACTATAAAACTATATTTCAACTTAGTCTTGGGAAATAATGAAACTGAAAAAATACCACTTGGAATATTCGAAACAACCGAAGCTAATAGAACGAAGAAATTTGTTGAAATTAAAGGTTATGACTTTATGGTTAAGTTTAATAAAACTCTGAGTTTTAAAGAAACATCTGGGACTATTTATGAGCTTCTAGAATTCTGTTGTAAGAAGTGTAGTGTAGAACTTGGAATAAGCAAAGAAGAAATTGAAAAATTACCAAATGGAGTAGAGAGGGTCGGAATTTATGCTGAGCATGATATAGAAACGTATCGTGATCTAATTCATTATATTAGTGCAGCTACTGCAAGTTTTGCGACTATAGATCGTTTTGGTAAGTTAATATTAAAAAGATTTAATACGAACTCAAATTATGAAATAAAAGAAATAGATAGGTATGAATTAAGTATTTCAGATTTTACAACTAGGTATACTGCAGTACAAAGTACAAATCTTAAAACAAAAATATCAGAGTATTATTCGAAAGAAAATGACAATGCTTTAACTATGAATATTGGTGTTAATCCTCTGATGCAGTTAGGACTTCCTGAAAAACGAGTAAGGATGTGTAAAGCAATTTTAGAAGAGGTAGCTACATTTGATTATACTCCATTAGATAGTGTAGTCGTAAGTAATCCAGCTTTTGAGGTTGGAGATAAGATTACTTTTAAGGTTGGAGTCGAAAGTTATCATACTATAGTTACATCAATTGAGTATAAAATTCATGGGAAATATAGAATTAAGAGTGTAGGCAAAAATGCATTACTATCTAAAGGTAAGAGTAAACAAGATAAGAATATTCAAGGTATATTACAAACTATTGAGTCTGACAGAGTAAAGGTGAATGCTTATGTTAATGGAACTGAAATAAAAATAGGACAGAATTCACAAACAATAATTGATATAGAATTTGCATCAAGTAAAGAAACTGATGCTTTTTTTATCGCTACTGTGTTATTTGATGTTAAAAGTTTAAAAAAACATATTGAAGAGACTGTTACTTTAAAAGATGAAAAAGAAGAGAAGAAACTAACTTTGATTAGAGAAGTCGAGGAGAATCAAAAGCTTAATATCATATACTCATTAAATGAACTCACAATAAAAAATCATGTACCAAAGCTTGTAGCTCAAGTAGGAAGCCAAATGGTTACGTTATTCTACCCACTAATAAACTTAAAAGAAAAAGTGATTAATAGATTTACTGTTGATTTTGAGTTGGAAAAAGGTAGCTTAGTTATTCCAATAGAGGGAATAAGTGCTGCGATCATAGGGAGTGCTTTAGGAGGAGATGTACCTTGGGACGGTAAAATAAAAGTAAATGAGAATTTAGGTAAATTAACACTATCTCATAGAAAACAAGTGGATTTAAGTGAAGGTAGTATAGAGGTTGAAACTTATGATGTTCCTAAATATGAATTTAGTGATGTGATTATAAAAAATGATTTAAATCGAAAATTTGTATTCGGAAATATAGAAGAGAATGTAGAAGTGGAGGAGAAAAATGAAAGGTAAGACAATAATAGAATTAACCGATGTTAAAACAAAAAAGAAAGAGGTTTTAAAAGATGATAACCTCGTAACTGATGTTTTAGAAAAGATTCTAACATTAAATCCCAATGGACTACTTACAAATATTAATAAAGATACATTTTATCCAATAGTTGAAAAGATAGTAGGAGGAATCTTGTTATTTAAAGATAAAATAACAGAAGATAAAAATACTAGCTTTGTAAGTACAAGTAATGAATGTATTGGATATGCAGGACAAGTAGAAGGAGTTCAGGAAAATCCACTGCAAGGTAGTTTTAATAAGCAAGAATCGAAAGTAACGTCAAATGGTTATAAGTTTGTTTGGGATTTTGGAACATCAAAAGCAAATGGTAAAATATCGAGTGTTTGTTTAACTAATGCCAAAGCAGGAGGTGGTTATTTTGGAACAAAGAGTAATGGTGAAACAAACCGTATAAAACTAGGAGAAGATAAATATCTTATTAAGGATACAGATACTGAGATGAAGAAAAAATATGTCAATGCAGTAGAAGCTAACTTTGAAGAAAATTATATAGTATCAATAGTTCCTGAAAGTAATCATCTTAGAATAATAAAATCAAGAGAACCACTGCTTAACTTTAGATTAGATGATTCATTATCATTTTTAGCTGAGAAGAATATAACTGAAACAAAGATAAAGTATAAGAAATCTTATGGAACCTATGGAGTATGTATTTATGTGGATTCAGAGAATTATTACTTGTTAAAAACTAGTACTAGCGGAGGTAATACCAATGTAACTAAGTTGAAAATAAATAAAGCAAATAATTCTATGGAAGAAACTGAATTCACATTAGAAAATGTGAAAATAGAAAATATAGGTGCATACTCATTAGACTATGATTACTATAGAACTATTAAATCTGTATTGAGAGGAGGATATGTATATGCAGTTAGTGCGGATGAAAAATATATCGTGAAATTTGCGATAAATAACCCAGTAGATGTAACTAAAATAGAACCTAAGTTTACTCTAAAAACAGGATCAGTATCAAGACATACAACAGGATGTGGAATGTATATATTAGGAGATATGATAATAGGGACTAATTTTACTATTGATAAAAATGATAAAGTTACTGAAATAGCACAAAGCGATTTATCAACAATAGAATGCATTCCATTAAGCTATGGACCATTTTTACTAGGGTATTTTGCGAACGGAGAAAGTTCAGGGGACAAGTATTTAAGAAAAGTATTATACTTAATTACACCATACTCAGCAACAATAAATAATTTATCGAAAACAGTTGAAAAAACGGCGGATAAAACAATGAAAATTACATATTATTTAACGGGAGGTAAATAAAATGAATACATTATTAAATTATAAACTTATAATCTCAAGTATAGGTGGTGTTCTAGGGGTATTTTTAGGAGGTATGGACGGACTAATTTATGCACTTTTAGCATTTTCAGTAATTGACTATGTGACTGGAATAATGTGTGCAATTGATAAAAAAGAATTATCTAGCTCAGTTGGTTTTAAGGGAATAGCTAGAAAGATTATCATTTTCTCACTAGTTGGGGTAGCTAATATACTAGATATTTATATTCTAGGTCATGTAGGAGTACTCAGAGCAGCAGTAATATTTTTCTACCTATCTAATGAAGGTATTTCTATACTAGAAAATACTTCAAAATTAGGACTGCCAGTACCTGAGAAATTACAAAACATTTTACAACAATTAAACAAGGAGGAAAAATAAGATGGTACAAATAATAAATGAAACACTAATGAACGCAGGTCAACTTGACAGTATAGACTTTGTAGTAATCCATAATGACGCGGGAAGTATGACACCTGAACAATATGTGGAATGGTTAAGATATCGAGATAAAGCACTAGGAATAGCACATTACTACTGTAATAAAGATACTATCGCAAGAGTAATAGATACATACAATATTGGATATCACACTGGTGAGTGGTGGAGTAATACCCACTCGATTGGTTATGAGGTGTGTGAGAGTATGAAAGTCTCAGATGAGGACTTCTTAGCCAATGAAGATATGGCGTTAATGCAGGCAACAGAAGACTTGATTTATTATGGTCTGCCAATTAATAAACAAACGGTAAGACTTCATCATGAGTTTAGTCCAACTAGTTGTCCTCATCGTAGTTTAGCTTTACATGGTGGAACAACAGATAGTGTTAAAACTTACTTTGTAGAACGTATGAATTACTTTGCGACTTTAGGAGAAACAGTTGATGAAATGTTAGGTAATACTAGTATCTCAGAACCAAGTAGATCTACAAACTCAGTATCAACTGGTGATAAAAGTAATGAAGAAATTGCACGAGAGGTTATTTTAGGAGCATGGGGTAACGGAGAGGATAGAGTGAACAGATTAACTAATGCAGGATATAATGCAAGTGCGGTTCAAGAAGTAGTGAATAGATTACTAAATGGGAACTATACATCTAATAATTTAGATGAAATAGC